GACGAGGAGTGCAGAGCTTACATCAGGTATCGGAACCTTTCCCTTTGGTACGTGACCAATGGGCGAGACCCAGGAGTGTGGCAGGGGTGGAACCGATGAGCGATAAGCTGGCCGAACTCTACGCCTTGGTTAAGGCCGAACTAAAGCTCGACCGTTATCCACAACGCACAGATGAATACCGTGCAGGATACCGCGATGCGATGCAACGGGTCAAGGAGCAAGTAGAGGACTTGCTCCGAGTGTGACCTTTCAGCATGGTCCTGCGGGGTGCGACATAACGCCGCAGGACCAAAAAGCCCTTGACAATCGCCACGGGCCGCGCTATATTGGGCGGGTAATGGAGGACGACATGGGCGCAATGACAATCGAGCAGATCAAGGCCGCGCGGAGCGATCCGAGCAAGCTACTCCCTACCACGATCACCTTCCTCAAGGAGCTCCGCGAGGAGGTCAACAAGGGCCGGGAGCGTAGGGAGGAAGCCTTAATCCCTTGGACGGCTTGGGACGAACAGCGATACAACTAAGGAGTGCAACATGCATGATCTCAATGGCAGGCCTTATGCCAAACTTAGCGAGCTTAAGGTCGGGGATCAAATCGAGTTGGACAGAGGCTTCACTTGTCATCCACCAGGGGTTGTGGTTGTGAAAGGCGACGACAGAGGGTTATTCTTCGATTGCGCTGGAGACCGCGATCCTCCCTATGGCTTGTTCGATGAGCGTCACTACCTCGACGGGCAAGCTGATGATGGCGAGCACTTGATAGGGGTATACCTGGTAGGGTGATTGACTAGATAGCGGCTAAGGCCGCTATCGGGGCAATCATGCCAAGGGGCGAAAGGCCCCCACCAGCTAGAGGATCGAAGATGGCAATCCACACAATCCCAATCCGAGGCACGGAGAACAAAACCGTCGAGGTGGACTCCGGGAAGTTCTCGGACGAATACTACAGCGCGTTAATGCAGGAAATCCTCGAACTCAAGGTCAACAAGCGCTCAACGAGGTTCGGCCCACTCAAGGATGCTACCGAGGCCGACCTGGAGGCCAACGCCAAGACCAACGTCGAGGCGCTCTACGCCGAGAAGCCTCGCCGGGGCGGGAAGAAGGCCAAGAAAGGGGCCGACTCCGCGGTCGAGACGGAGATGCTTCGGATCGCCAAGCTTTACGCGAAGGAGCAAGTTCGCCAGGGCAATATCCGCGACGACAAGGGGGGGCTTATCAAGGTCTCCAAGGTCTCCGCTGCGGAGTGGACGCGGACCGCCAAGGCCTACATTGAAGCCAACCCTGAGCACTTCCGGAAGGCGGCGGAAGCCAACCTTGCGGCAGCTTCTAGCGTCAAGGTCGATCTCACCTTGACCCTCAACGAAGACCCCAAGCTGGTCAAGCGCTCTGCGGAAGCGGCCGCGAAGAAGAAGGCAGAGAGCGAGGCACGGAAGGGTGGAAAGACTCCTCCGCCTCCTCCGGCTAAGGGCAAGGGGAAGCCTGGAGTGGCAAAGCATAACTGAAGCGAAGTGAAGTCAATACGCTTGGCTAGCGTATTCAGAGGAAGGAGGGGGCAATCGTGCCCCCTCCACCCAGGAGGGAACAATGCGAACACCAGTTTACACGAAAGACGGTAAGCATCGGATCGTGTCGAGGCCTGCGGAGCAGTGGGCTTGTCAGACCCATGAGCCGAAAGGTGAGCCAAGGCCTGACTTCGACCCTTGGCGAGACACGCACCGCAACACCTCCCGAAGCGAGGCCTATCGGCAGCTTTCAGCGTTCGGGCCGATAGATGACTAAGGAAAGGATCGAGATCGCACTTAGCGTGGCAGGAATAGGCCTGATCTTAAGCCTCTGGTGGTTGGGGGCATTTGGATGAATTGGGCAGCCAAATGGATGTTGAACTTAACAGACGAGGAGTGCAAAGCAATGACAATCGACGAAACTGGCAATCAAATCGAGGAGACTTCAATGAACGAACTCGTTGCGATACCCCGCCCGGTACTTGACGCGGAGAATATCACCATGATCCAAAGGGCGCTCTCGGCAATCTCTAACACACTCGTGGACGCCTCGCAGTTGGCCCACGAGTTCGCTACCCTCAAGGACGAGGTCCGGCTTCTCCGCGAGGAAACGGCCAGAGCGAACCACTTCCGCGAGATCGCCGACAACGCCTACCAGCAAGTCAACGCCCAGCGGATTTCAGCGGAGACCGAGCTTACCACAGTCCGCTTCGAGCGAGACAACGCGCGGACTGATAAGGACCATCTCCAGTTCGACGTTCAGGCGCTCAACGGAAAACTCGCAGAGGCCAACGGGCGGATCGCTGCGCTTGAGGAGGACCAAACCAAGCTCATCGGCGAGATGGACAAAGCGATCGGCGAAGCGGAAGCCAAGGCCGACGCGAAGGTGCGTGAGGTGGAGGAGCGGTACACTACACGCATTCACACCTTGAGCGAGATGGTCCGCGAGCGCGACGTTACGATCGCCGATCTGCGCAGCAAGCTCTACGTGAGCGAGCGGGACAACCGGACCTTGCGCCAAATGCTCTCAGAGGCAAAAGTCGCCTTCACAGCCTCCATGGCGGTGCTCGAAGGCCAGATGGCAACGGAGTAAAGGCAACAAGAGGGGGGCGTGAATGCCCCCTAGGAGGCTCAAATGCGCGCCACAATGGCAGAGCAAATCGCAATCAACACCAAGCTTCAAGAGGTATGCAAGAGCACGGAAGGGATTTGTCTATTCTCCGAGGGCTGGAACGATAAGCGCGTAGCGGCGGAAGTAGCGCCGAGGTTAACCGAAAACCACGTGGCCTACGTGCGAAAGCAAATGGGCTTCGGCGTACTTCGAACCATCACCAAGAACGATGCGAAGGACATCGAGGAACTCCAAGCGTTCATCGTGCAACTCGTCCAAGGTTTCGAACGGCTAACCCAACAGTACACGGGGTTAGCCGCGAGGGTTAAGGCCTTGGAGGGAGCCGAGGTAATCCCACTTGAAGCTCGGCGACTGTAGCGTAGCGAGGGGCGCGCAAATGCGCCCTTTTCCTTTGGCACCTAGTGGGCCAACTGCGACATATCGTCGCACCGAGGGCAAAAAGCGACGATTTCGCTTGACTCCTTGGGCAAATCAGAGTATACTAGGGAAAATGAGGGAGAGCCACAATGTTCATCGGTATATGTAGCAAGTGCGGCGTTGAGGAAAACATTTACCTTCTCGACTCAAAGCCGGGACCAAACAATCCGGATGACTTCGAAACCTTGGAATGTATCGTTTGCTACGGCAAAGACTGGCTACCATGCGCCATAAAACACCTTAGTAAGTCCGTCGTGCCAAGGCTTAGACCATTGTATGACAAATGGCGTAAGGAGGCGAAGGGATGACAATCGACAACGGTTCCCCTCCACCGGAGTTCCTGAGGCTAGAGGCAGTAAGAAACCCTACGCGTGAGATAGAGCTATTAGGAGGCAACAGCGTTTTTGTGCCAAATCTCCTTGAGGAGATCGAGGAGTCAGCAGAGGACCCCCTCAAGGTCGTCGCCCGGAAGATCCGAGCGCTGACGCTAGAGCACATAACCACGATGTGTTCCGCAATGGGCAAGCCGGACATGCGCGACACGCTTGTCAAGTGGGCTGTCGCGTACCTTGATGGGAAGCCAATGGAGAAGGAGGAGAGGCGGCTATGAAACTTATAATCGCCATTGGGGTCATTCTATCTCTTTCCTCCAGTGCGTATGCGCAATACGTCTGGGACGGCTACCGTTGGGTGTGGCAAGGCTATGGACCGCCGACAAGGGGCTACCCACCGGGGCCGGTCTACCAAGGGCCAATCCCTGACCGTTGGCAGGATTGCGGAAGAACCTGCGTCGATGAGTTCCACCGCTTCGGCGGGAGGGACCAACGGACGTGCTTCGATCAATGGGGCAACCTACGGAGGTGCTAGCGTGCATCATATTCTTTGCAAGAAAACAGGAAAACCAATCGCAAGCAAACTAGACGGTGGTTGGTGCCTTTGTAAGGACAAGTGTTTAGTGTTTCCAGAGGAACCAAATGGAACTCCCCGATCCTCCCGAGGGCTGGAGCCTCAAGGCCCTGATCGAGATCAATGAAGGCTCTTGGAGCGCAAATCTATGGGCCAACGACGCTTACGTGTACGGCTATGGCACGAGTGCAAAATACGCTATGCTCGACGCGCTTTCCCGAGTGGAAAACGGGGATGTCTTCGAACGCCTAAGTGGAGGCCGACCTACGACCGTCGATCTCGTTAAGGCCTTGGGGATCGAGAAGAAACCTACTGATGTGAGGAGGATTTAATGTCAACGGAGCAGGATGTAAGCGATAAGATTGGATACGAAGTCATTTCCCGCGTCGAGCACGAAGCGCAGATGGCGGCGGCGAAGGCAATACATGACATCTACCATCACACAATCAGCGAAAGACCAACAGATGTAGTGATGAGCGCAACGATCAATATCGTTCGCGATACCCTCGCGCTGCTCCGCGCCGCCGGCATACAGATAGAGGAGGAGTGAATGAGCACTGAAAGAGAAAAAGCAGCGATCGCCGTCGCAGAAGCTGCCTGTAATATGCATGACCTACTCGACAATGAACTACAAGAGAGCGTCTCACTGATCGCGTTCGAAACGGATACCGTCGAGCTATTTCGTCAGGCTGTTCGTTCATACGAACCGTATAGAGGAGGGCGATCGGATGCAAATATTATTCCAGAGGAACTCCTCCAATGACTGACGACCTAGCCGCGATGGCACGGGAGAACGATAGGCTGCGACAGAATGTTGAGGCAGCACAAGCTAGCTTCTTGCGCAGCTGTACGCGCATCCACGAACTCGAAGTTGAGCTTGCTGAAGAAAAGAAGCTGAGCAGTACGTTCAATATACTGGCAGTCAATCATTGCCTAGATAAGCACGAACGCGAAGCCGAGCTCACAACGGCATTAGCCGATAATCTCTTGGCCAACATGCGAGTCATAGAACTTGAAACCGAGCGCGACGGCATCCGGGCGAAGACGATCGAGGATTGCGCACGAGCGGCCGAAGACTTTCAGCCCAACAATCTTGCAACATGGATCGCAAAGCACATCCGCGCTCTCAAGGAGAATCCATGACAATCCGCCTCCCAATCGAAACCCGCGCTGGTGTCTTCTCCGAAGGCGAGACCTTCGCTCGCCTTATCGAGAACCTAAAACTCGCCGCCGAAGATGCTTACCTAATCGGTCACTACAAGAAGGCCAACGACGACGAACTTCGCGGCCAAGGCTTCCTTGCCGTGGGTCAAATGCTTGAGCGGGTTTGCGTTAGCGTAACTGACCTCGCGACGAAAGGGCTACGGCAATGAAGGGGGTCAGTTGGTTCCGCTATGTTCGCCACCACCTAGTTGAGGACTACCTTCGATTAGGGTGGATGGTGATTGCTGACATGGGGCCACATGGTGGGCAATACGTCGTAATTATGAAATGGCCATGCACATGTCCACTGGTGGAGCCATGCTAGAACCAAAGCCGAAGTTTAGTCAACGCGACTTCCTTACCGAACGTGGAGCGTGGGAACTCCTCGGGATAATCGAGGCCCACTGCCCACACAAGGCGGTCTTTCGAGTCGAGAAAAGCGACTACGGGCTATTCGTGATTAGGTCGAATCTTTTGGGTGGGATGGAGAGGAAGGATGAGAAGCAAGGCGTACTACCTCCTAGAGGAAATCTTCAACCAAAGGCAAATGGAGGGGCGGGACGCCGAGACGGTGGTAAGGTTCATGATGGTGGAGCTTAAACGTGAGCAAAGCGGAGAGATTCGCTATGCTAAGAAAAATAGCGGTTGACAGTTTCATGCGTGAGGACGTTCCTTGCGGAGATATCCATATAGATTTCCACGAGGCCACGCAAGAGCTAACGAAGCTTTTGAATACTAAAGGCCGCAAGACTGAGAAGCGACTTCGACTTTACGGAAAATGCAATTGCCTCCGGTGTGGGGAAGAAACAAGTAAGTTTTACGAATGGCAGAAATTCTGCTCAGCAAAGTGTTCAAGTTCTTATAGATATGGAGTACACCGTGGAACCAACCGACGAGCAACAGAAGATCATCTCCCTCGCGTTGGCGAGGGAGAACCTACAAATCGTGGCCTACGCGGGGACGGGGAAGACAGCTACGCTAAGAATGCTCGCGGAGAGGCTTGATGGGCCGATCCTCTACTGTGCGTTCAATAAGAGAATTATCGAGGAGGCATCCGAACTCAAAGATTTCCCTGGAGATTGCAGAACACTCAATAGCATTGGTCACAGAGTCTGGGCAAAAACTATCCCAGGAAGGGTCACAATTGATGCCAAAAAGACCTACAACATCTTCAAGCAAGTCGTCAAGGGCTACTCCAAAGACGACTCGCGCTCGCTCTGGGACGCTTACGGCGAGATTACCGAAGCAGTTAGCCTCGCTAAGGCGGCAGGATATATCCCGAGTAGAATTCATAAGCAGGCTCGGCGACTGGTTGGAGAAGAGTTTTGGGAGCAAACCAATTGCCGATCGTCATTGGAACGGACGATCGTTGACTCAATCCTGGCGCTGTCAATACGCGCCGCCTACGAAGGAGGTTGCGATTTTGACGATCAGCTTTACATGCCCACCCTATTCGGCGGGAGCTTCCCGAGGTTTCCGGTCGTGATGGTGGATGAGGAGCAGGACCTTAACGCGGTTAACCATGAGATGGTAAGGAAGCTTATTCGCGGAGGGAGGTTGATTAGTGTCGGAGATCCCTTTCAGAGCATCTACGGGTTCAGGGGAGCAGTCCAAGGAGGAATGGGCAGGAATCGGGAACGGTTTAACATGGAGGGGCGTACCCTCTCCGTCAGCTTCCGCTGCCCCTCCGAGATCGTCCGCAATGCTCGATGGCGAGTGCCAGAGTTCAAGTGGAACCGAGCAGGAGGCCGAGTGGAGCAGCTCAAACAATTGGCTACCGCTGCACTCGCTGATGGCTCGGCTGTCATCTGCCGAAACAACGCCCCCCTATTCCGCCTTGCACTCAACCTACTATCTAGCTCGCGGCCTTGCCGAGTGGCAGGATCAGATATTGGGCCAAAATTGGTTAACAGCCTCAAACGACTTGGGGATACGTCTATGTCACGATCCGCAATTCTCGCATCCATTGACTCATGGGTTGCTACAAAGGAGGGGTCGAAATCTGCCAATGACCTCGGGGATTGCATGCGAATCTTCGCCCAAGAGAGCAGGACCTTGGCAGAAGCTATCGCCCGCGCCGAGTTCGTGCTCCGTCAGGATGGCCCGATTACTCTCATCACTGGCCATAAGGCTAAGGGGCTAGAATTCGACACGGTATACCACCTTGACCATTGGCTGATCGGCGATAGCGAGCAAGAGCAAAACCTTCGCTATGTCATCCAAACCCGCACAAGGGAGACCTATTTTGAGATTGATTCGAGAGGGATCAATGGAACGCGTGATTAACATAGCTGCGCAGATTCACGGCGAAACCAAGATGGCCTACCGCCTGCACGATGGAACTAAAACGCAATGGATCCCAAAGCGATTCGTCGAAGACAATGGCGATGGGACATTCACCATGCCTGAATGGCTGGCGCAGGAGAAGGGGTTTATATGAGGCTTATCTCCAAAGTTGATCCTACAGAATTCAATTGGCGCGATCCAGAGATGCCAGTCGTCCGTAACGGAATAGACCGTTTCTCAAATAAGAAAGTGCAGCTCGTCTTAAGCCCACAAGAACAGCAGGACTTATCAACTGAGTTCATGCGCACTAGTGACGTCCCTGATTGGCGCAACGATCCAACCTACAACATGAGGAGGCGGAAGAAATGAATCGAACAATGGAGGTAGCTTATGCCCCTCCCAAGTGACCCGGCTTACTACGCAGATTGCTTCGACCTCTTCTCTAAGGCGCTTTTGGCCCCACATGGAGTGCAGAAGGTCTGCATGTCGTGGGACGAGGCTTATCAGTTCCGACAACGCCTACACAAGGCCCGCGCGCTGAGTCGAGAGCTGAACCGAAAGGCCTTCGCTAGCACTGATCCTCGACACCATACCTCGGAGTACTACGGAGTAGTCGCGAGGATAGTCTTCGATGAAAAGCGGAGCGTTTGGCTGCTACGCTTGGAGAAGCGAGAGCTAAAGAATGAGGAGATCGAGGAGATAATGCCTGCGGAGATCGCAGAACCGTATGGCACCAGCCCAATGATGCTCGCTCTACCAGAGCTGAAAGAAAAGAATGAGCAAGACCGAGGAGAACTAACCCAAGATGAATTCGACCTTCAACCCGAAGAAGATCTGGGATCGAGCCCTGACGGAGCCCCGCGGGTGCGCCGTCTCTGAGTGCGATCCAAGGGAAGTCGAGAAGGCCCTCTACGCCTACCGGAAAGAGGTCGGCGACCCGGAGCTATTCGGTTTCTACATCGTGCGGAGCGAGACCGAAGTGAAGGTGCTCCGCGCGACCAATATCACGTCCGTGAGGACGGATGGGGAATATCGACCTTTGGAGGATTGAATGAACAAAACTAGAATAGATATGCCTGAGATTAAGGATGCATTGTACCATCTGCTGTGGCAATATGATGACTACGCATCCCTTAGAGACGCTATTAGAGAACTCTACTTAGAAGTAGAAAGGGAGCTTGCACCAGATGTCGAATGACCCCGTCTTCGAAGCCCTTAATCGCGCCACAGAGGAAGTCACCCCGCAGGACATTGACGACATCATCGCCTACCTCCGGCGAAGTCGAAAGGACTACGAGTCTGGAGTGAAACCCAAAAAGGAAGAAGTCAACCTTGTCAAGGCCTTGCAGATCAAGACCGATAAGACCGTCGGACCAGTGAGGCGATTATGACTATAGTCGATAACCGCAAGGCCGCAATGGTACTGGAGCTAATAATCCAACTGGCCGAAGAGCCAACCGAGGGCGTAGCTATCTTGGTGGCCACCTATATCATGCTCTGCGACACATTCCGCATGGACAAGCCGCCGCGGCAGCAGATCGCCGATGAGATAAGCCAAATGGTAGTTGGTGCGGAGTTTGGGAGCAGCCTGCAATGAGAGAATCGAACCAGGTGGATCTAAGTCTACCACAACAGATGAAAGTCAATTACGGCAAAGGTTGGATTATCGTCTACTTAGGCGGGGATAATCCACAACAGGATGGGGCAGTTATTTATCGTAGCGCCGTCAACGATATTGCAAAGGTAGAAGTCTTAGTGAATTCAAGCCACAAAGGAGTGTGGCCATGAGACCCGCCGAGACCTACCGCGCCGACAGGCGTAACACCTGCCTGCGACCGACGATGGGAGTGAAGCAAGTATGGAACAGCCAGTTCTACTTCCAAAAGCACACGAAGAAGGCGATAGCATACATCCCGGCCAAGAGCAAAGAGCTGATGCAAGCATCCCTTCGCCGTTCCTTGAAGGCACTAAGATCCAAATTGGTTGGGACAGTACTTCCCTTGAAGCGCTAAAGAAGTGCCCTCGCTACTACCAGTACACCATGATCGACAACTGGCAGCTCCGCGGCGACGCAATCCACCTCCGGTGGGGACAGGAGTTCCACTATGCCATCGAAGATTACGAACGAAGTCGAGCAGCAAAGCTCACCCACGACGATTCCGTCTTCGACACCGTTCGAGCTCTTGTGGGAAGAATCGAGGGTTGGAAACCCTCCCCGAGGACCAAGTCGGAGGAGCTTAAGAGCAAGGATAATCTCCTTAGAACGGTCGTATGGTACCTGGACCATTATGAGAATGATGCAGCGGAGACGGTGATTTTAGCGAACGGGAAGCCTGCGGTTGAGTTGAGCTTCGCATTCGAGCTGGAGTTTGGGCCCGAGCGCGTTGGAAATAGAAAATTCATTCGCTATGGAGTAGAGGATGGTTATATCCAATCCTACCTCCTCTGCGGCCATCTCGATAAAGTCGTGAGGTTCTCCGGCGATCTATTCGTCATGGACCACAAGACGACCACATCCACTCCAGGGAGTTATTTCTTCGACAACTTCAATCCACACAACCAGATGACGGTCTACACGATCGCATCGCAGACGATTATGAAATCGCCAATCAAGGGGGTGATCATAGATGCTGTACAGATTGCTGTTGGTTTTAGCCGTCCTGTTCGTGGGATTACTTATCGCACTAACGACCAACTCGAAGAATGGCTGGCGGACACTCAACGATGGCTACGAGCAGCCGAAGGCTATGCCGAGGAGGACTTTTGGCCAATGAACGACACTGCGTGCGGTATGTATGGAGGGTGTAAGTTCAGAGAGGTCTGCTCGAAGTCACCAAGCGTTCGCCAGAGGTGGCTGGAGAGCAACTTCACACAGGAGAACGAGAGATGGAATCCGCTAAAACCAAGGTGATAATCCCTATTGACGGCTGGGGCTTCGACACTCAGGAGCTTTGGATACGCATAGGCCAAGTTTCCTTTCGAATTCCATACAAGTACGAAGGCCCAATATTAGCTCCAGAGCTGTCCGTGGAGGTAACTCTTGCCCAGCTTAGCCAACCACCAGTCGAATGAGTTCACCAAAATCCTCCTAGAAGGAGACTCCAAAAGTGGAAAAACTGGATCCCTTACGTCACTCGTGCTTGCAGGATACAAACTTCGAATCTTGGACTACGACAACGGACTCGACGTGCTCAAGCAGTTCATTGAGCGAGAAGACTCAAAGCTCCTCGGAAACGTCGAGTTCCGAACCCTCCGAGACCGCCGAAAGGCTACCCCAGCAGGAAGCGTCATCGACGGAGCCCCACGAGCTTTTGTCGATGGTCTTAAAATGCTCGATCGTTGGAAATACAGCGATGTGGACTTGGGAGTGCCTGGGACGTGGGGAGCTGACACGATACTTATCGTGGACTCTCTCACTTTCATGTCCGATGCAGCATACGACTTTAGAGAGCCTCTCGTGCCTCGTGGAAGAGATGGTAAGTACGACGCTAGAGCAGTCTATAAAGACGCTCAAGACGCCGTCGAAAACGTCCTCGGGCTGCTAACAAGCGAGAGCTTTCAGACTAACGTCATCGTGATCTCTCACATCAAGTACATCGAGAACCCTGATGGGACTAAGAAGGGCTATCCGAACTCGGTCGGTTCCGCATTGTCCCCTCTTATCCCGCGTTATTTCAATAACATCTTTCGATACAAGAATTCAGGCGGGAAGCGAGTCATTGAAACAGTTAGCAGTGCCATGTTTGATTTGGCAAATGCTAAGCCTTTCACCATGCCAAAGGAGGTGCCGATTGAGACAGGACTAGCAGACATCTTCAAAATCCTCAGACCCAAATGAACGTGACCAATGGTGGACTTCAAACGACTACTCGAACAATCACGTGAACGCAAAGCAAAAGGTGAAACCAACATGGCAAATTTCTCCTCAATCCTCGACATGCCTTCCAGCGAAGTCAAGTTCCCCAAGCTCCCTGTCGGCTCCTACGTCGGGATCATCAAGGGAATGCCTCGGTACGACAAATCCACGAAGAAGCAGACGCCCTTCGTCGAGTTTCAGATCTCCCTCACGGAAGCGATGGATGACGTCGACTCCGACGAACTCGAAGCCTTCGGTCCTTTCGGCGATAAGACGATTCCAATCACCTTCTACTACGAGACTGAGGGAGGGTTCAATCGGCTGAAGAAATTCCTCGGCGACTGCGGGATCGAGGATTACCCAAACATCCGCGCAGGAATCGAAGAAGCGCCAGGGCGAACAATCGTCGTCGAGATCAAGCACGAGCCCTCGCAGGATGGCCAGAGCATCTACGCCCGGATCGACGGGACGGCGAAGTACGGCGAATGAGCGACCAAGAGTGCTACGAGAAGGCAATCGCGCGTGGCGATTCTACCTTCACGCTTGTTGGGCAGGACTTGAGTTCTCCCAAAGTGATCTGCGAATGGATCAAGGAGAATATCGAGACTGCTCCCATGCATAAACTATTGGAGGCTCTCGATAGGGCTATTCTGATGCGCAACGTAATAGGCCGTAAGCACGCCGACTAGTCCAACTCAGGGGGAGGGCAACCTCCCCTTTTCTTTTGGAGGCAAAGATGAACTACAAAGCCAAACATATTAATCTAACAGCCTCGGGGTATGATCTATACTTCTCGTGGGTGAATGAGGAAGATGATGTCTATCATAGTGTTGATCTCAACATCGATCAAGTCGTGCTACTGATGAAGCGAGCTGCCGAGATCCTCTCCAGCTGCTCGATCGTAAGGCGCGTTCCATGAGGTACGTCGGCATAATAAACTTTCAAGACTTCGTCCTTGTGCTACGTGAGGATGGCAAGCTATATAGGGTGACATTTAACTTCTATAGCGGTCAAGCCATTGCTCACCAAGCCTCAGACCTTAAGGTCGAGCAATTACTTCAGCTTCCGCAAGGCCGCGACTAGTGAACATCTTCATCTGCGGAGAGGCCTGGGGCCGGGAGGAAGAGAAAGCCCGCGCCCCTTTTGTAGGAGGCTCAGGGTATGAACTCACCAAGATGCTCAAAGAGGCCGGTATCCATCGGGCTGATTGCCACCTCACTAATGTTTTCAATCTACATCCTCCTTCTAATGACTTATCTTTTCTTTGTGGACCAAAAGATAAGGCTATCCCTGGTTATCCCAAGCTCCTGCGTGGTAACGACAAATCCTTCCACCACTACACCGGCGACTACGTCCGAGCCGACTTCCTCCCAGAACTAGAAAGGCTCTCCAATGAACTTATCGAGGTTGATCCCAACGTCGTGGTTGCGTTGGGCAATACTGCGCTGTGGGCTCTTACTGCTAAGACGACAATATCCAAACTACGCGGGTGTACGTTACTGTCAACTCATTGCGCATCTGGATTCAAGGTCCTACCCACCTACCATCCAGCTGCAATTCTTCGACAGTGGAACTTGCGGCCCATTGCTGTCATAGATTTTCAAAAGGCCGCAAGAGAATCCACCCACCCCGAGATAATCCGGCCCATAAGAGAGATCTGGATCGAACCAACCCTGGAGGATATCTATGAGTTCCATCGGCTCTACATCGCAGGAGTTCAGCTCATTAGTGTCGACATTGAGACATCTGGACGACACATTACATGTCTTGGAATTGGGGCTTCGCAGTCACGGGCCATTGTTATTCCGTTCCGTGATGGAAAGCGATTGGGAAGAAATTATTGGCCTGACGCGGAGCTTGAGCGAGAGGTCTGGAGCTATATCCGTGAATTGCTTGGTAATCCAAGCCCAAGGAAGCTCTTCCAGAATGGACTCTACGACATAGCCTTCTTGTGGAGGGCGATGGGGATTATAGTGAGGGGAGCAGCGGAAGATACAATGCTGCTACATTATAGTCTTCAGCCTGAGAGCCTCAAGGGATTGGGGTTCCTTGGGAGCGTGTACACCGATGAGGGAAGTTGGAAGGATATGAGGAAGTTTAAGGGAACGAAGAGGGACGATTGAGATGTCATTTGAAGAAATACGCGAGAAGACTATAGAACTGTGGAAGGGCAATGGCTGGAGGTGTGATCCATTTGAGGAGTGGTGGTACCATCCTGAAGACGGACTTTTAGTTGCTTGGAAAGGTAATCAGGGGCCTCATGAGGTAGTTACTTGGAGAGAGCAAAATGATAAAATTGTCGCGGCTAAAACCGTGTATCGTGGAATACATCCAACTGTTGGGCGCCTAATCTGGTTTATTATGGAGGGCGAGTGGCCTCCGACAGGTTTATGGGTTGACCACATAGATAGAGATGCAGCTAACTGTAAATGGCCCAACCTAAGACTGGGCACACCAGCGCAAAATGCGCAGAATAAAGCTCCTGTTGGACGGCTAGATCCAAGTCTAGAGATAGGAGTAACTCGCCGCAACACAGGATTCGCTGTTAGAATTTATGATCATGGCGTTATGTATCACAGGCATTTCGCAGGACTAGGTGATATAGTCAAGGCTAAGGCCAACGCCTACGCGAGGCAGCTTCGCACTGAACTCCACGGTGAATTTGCTGTTGAGACCGAACCTGTGCAAGTGATAGAATCGCCTCGTTCCGGTGGTCTTGTCAGACGATTATAATGGCCAAGATCATCAACACCTCCACCATGTCCCCAGCCTCTCTCACCTCCGCAGAGCGGGAGTACGTCTACAATGGCCTCGACTGCTGTATCACCTCCGAAGTCTTCGACGTGCTCCACCCACAGTTGGACAATCACACCGCTGCAACTTATCGGTTCTCGAAGGAACTTCAAGGTCCTGTGCTCGAAATGCGGCTACGCGGAGTATTGGTCGACAAGCAGAGAAGACTCGAAGTTCTTGAGAGATATCACGAGCAGCTCGACCACTTGGAGGCCAATCTAGAGCGGATAGTCCGCGAAGGCCTAGGGATGATAGGGTTTAATTATCGTTCCAACGACAACCTAAGGGAGCTTTTCTATGGAAAACTACGTATCCCACCAATTCGGAAGCGAGGCACAGTCACTGTCGATCG